TCGATCGAATCAACGCGATCCGAGAAAGCGACAGAAGCAAGTAAAAGCTCGACCTTTCCACATTCTCCAAAATTGACGGTACTCGACGAGTTGAAGCTTCTCAAAGAAGCAAAAGAGAAAGAGCGCGAGGAGGCGGCGAAGAGGGATGGCAGGGTGCAGGAGGCCGAGGCGCTGAGAAAGCAAGCGGAGGCGCAGGAGGATGCTGCGACGAAGCGTGACGCGAAGATGGAAGCTGAAGCCCTGCCGGAAAGCCAACGGGCCGGATATGTGGAGGCCAGGGTGAAAGAGGCGAGGCTAGCGCGGGAGCAGGAACGGGCTGCTGCGGAGCAGGACAAGGCGCTGGAGCGCGAAAGGGCTGGAGCGAAGGGTAATACCGCCGAGGCGGAGATACGGGCGCGCATGGCGGAAATGAATGGCAGTGGCAGGCTGGCAAGAAAGATGCGCGAAGATGCGGCGCGGATGGAGGATGATGTGATGCGCAAGGAGAAGCAGCGGGAATACCGGGACATGGGATACGGCGGGAAGCAGGCCGATGATATGGCAACCCGTGATGTGAAGGCGGCACAAGCCCAACGGATGATGGAAGAACTCACGGGCTACAAGGGCAGCGTGGTGGCCTCCAGCTTGGCGCAGGTGGGCGGCGGCGGCAATGTGGCTGGCACGGACCCCGCAGTGGTCTTGCAGGAGAAGATGGTGAAGCTGCTGCAAGACGTGGCTAACAACACGAAGGATAATGTGGACCGCGTGTGGTGAGTGTTTCACGGGCGCGCTCCGACCCTTGCGCAAGGGTGTGTGCGTGGCGGTTGACTTGAGGGGGGTAGGTATATGGGGAACAGATCATACGGGCCTGGCGGGCTGAAGCTGGAGGTGGCGGGAGAACTGCTGGTGGACCGCAAGGGATTGTGGTCCGGAAGCTGTGTGTTCACGTTTCCGGCCAAGGCGTTCGACCTGATCCCGAAGATGAACTCGGTGCACCCGTATGCCTCGTTCCTTTTCGCCGAGAGGATGAGGATCATCATGGCGGCGGGGCTGTGGAAGGTGAGTGTGGATTATGTGGGGATAGACGTGGATACGAGCGATCCTCAGTATGAACTGAGCCCTGGAACCGGCAATGAGGCGGTAGAGACGCATCCGGATTTCTCCACGTTGATTGCCGGGACTCCGAATAATCCCAACCCTGATACAAAGCCGATTTTCCGTGATCCGGTGACGGGCTATGTCTCCACGGACAATGCAACTGCGGAGTTTGACCGATTCTCGCTGGGTGGGGAACTGGCAGGGGTGACGAGCTACATCGCCCAAAACAACACGGTCTGGACCAAGAGCTGGACGCAAAAGACGAAGCCTACGGCGGAGCGAATACGGATAGTGACCGCGCCTCCAGGTGATGCTCCTAACTATGGAGGGAACTTCAACTGGCTCCAGATGCCGGTGCGCTACTCGGTGCGGGCGAGGGTTTTTTCCTGTTCCCAATCCTGGCTGTGCAGCGGGCCGCAAGGGTGGAAGAACCTGCTATACCCTGACCCGTAAGCCATGAACGATTACTCAGATTCATTCCGCGATATTTCGAGAGGAGAGAGGGTGAGCAGGGTGGTCACTCTCGAATGGGTGAATGCTGTGCAAGAACGCATCCGTGCGCTGGAGCAGGGGAAAAACATCACGCTGGAGGGCGATATGACCCGTGCGTGGAGCAGCCACGGGGTAAGGCTGGGGATGCGGAGGAAATTCAAGAAGTCCTATGGGAAGACAAGTTGCCCGTTCGGGGAGATTATCAAGTGGACGGATGGTGAAAACTCTATCACGGGCATCCGCGGAGGGTTGATTGCTTGTGGGGACTGGAACTTCAATGTGGCGGACTGGCCGCTGGATCTGGGGACGGATGGAAGTTGGCTGGTGGAAATCTCTATAACCGGAGTGGAGGCCGCGACGGATGATGATGTGCAAATCTTTATTCCCGGTGTGGTGACGGCCAGCGGGACGCCAACGTGGGCCAAGAGCGCCTATACGGGGAGCGAAAACTATACTTCAAACACCAATCCGGCCGCGCCGGGGGATGATGGAACGGTGATCGTGCCGGTGGGTGTGCTTACCATCACGGGAGGCTCGCCGTCCCTGGTGCCGGCAGGCTGTGGGAGCGCTACCATAGGGCAGTGCGCCGGAATTCTCAACGTGACACGGGGATGATTATCACTACCTCAGAAGAAAGGTTCCGGGTGGACTGCTGCGGATGCAGGATGCCGGAGTGCGACGGGCCAAGGAAGGAGTGTGAGAGTGTGGCGCTGTGCGGGTATATCTTTTGTCCGGATGGGAATCCCACTGATGAGCAGAAGATCACGCGCTACGCCAAGGCTCATAAGGTGAATGTTTTTAACCGGCAGACCACCGGGATGGGGCATCCTAAAACTTACGAAGCCATACCTGACTATCCGTATTATCGTACTGTGGAGCTAACAACGTGGGTGATTGCGTGGCAGTCTGAGGAAAATAGAACTTTGGATAAGATGCTTGTGCCTGATGATTGTGGGCCTTTAAGCCTAGCGCTCAGCTCGACGCATGATTCCGAGTATCACTACACAAGCTATTGCATGACGGATAGCTGGCCGGGGTCTGACCCGATGACTTATATCGGCGATGTTGTCACCGAATACACTATCTTTCAGCACTCAGAAAAAACGCCCGCCACTGGATGTCATGGAACTATCTGGAGAACAGGCGATGGGGCATACCCAGAAACAACATTGAATAGCTGTCCGGACACTATTAGTGGTGGGTTCACGGCGGCGTGGTCGAGAACGGGAGATACCATCACACGCTCTTACACGCACTCTACTCCAGCGAGTGACCCTCTCCCGCCGGGGCATCCAACAGAGCCTCCTTACCTGCTAGATTATTACGAAGAGACTGTAACCTATCTGGAACCACTCAACGCTGCTCTTGAGGCGCTTTCGTTTGACGACGAGGACGCTATCCATGGAGCTGTGTGCACTCCTTACGTCGCTGGGTGGGCGGATCATGATGATCCTACGGCGATCGGAACGGTGGGCAAGGCCCGCTATCGCTTCGGGGTGCCTGCGGGATTCTCTACCGAGGCTGTCCCGCGCTCTTATTACGAAGCGCAATGGGATGAGGTGTTTTTCCCTGAAGAGTGGGATGCGTGGAATACTTTGAGGCTGGCTTACCTTGCTAGAATAGCCGAGCGGGAGGCTCTAACGGCAGACTACGAGGCGGCTCTTGTGGCTTATGCGGCGGACATGGCGCAGTATGCGGTAGATGTTGCGGCTTACCCCGGATTGTTAGCAGCGTACGAAGCGGCCATGTTGGACTACTACGACTTGGTGGATGCCTACATGGTGGCTGTGTATGCTTATGAAGATTGGTATTGGTGTGAGCTTTATACGCCCGGTGAGTGCGGCGAGGAACCGACTATCCCCGAGTGGCCTGTGGAGCCAACGGCTCCGGTGGAGCCTGTGGAGCCTGCGGCTCCGGTGGAGCCTACCTTGCCGCCACTGCTCCCTGATCCCGGTGCCGAGCCAGCGCCAATACCCTCATTGATAGGCTCCAGGTCTTGGCTGTGGGGTGGGGATATGGAAGATCCGTGGAGTGAGTGGTTCGTCCTACCACTGCTAACAGCCCCCGGCGAGATAAGGGTGGTGAACCTGCGGATTAAGTGCTACAAGTCCACACGGCTAGGAGTGGTGCCAACCGCCATCGGTGAAGTGTATGAAATCCCAGCCTGAGCCAGATCAGAAGACATGGCGGAGGCCGCGCAAGCTCCGTGGTCTGGGTGATGTGGTGGCGATGGTGGCTGAACCGATCGCGGCGATGTCTGATGCTCTCCTTGGCACGAAGCTGAAAGGATGCAGGGGGTGCGGAGAGCGGAGGGATGAGTGGAATGAAAAATACCCGCTACCCTTGCGCAAGGGTAGCGGGGAGTGACCGGATTGACGGTGTTGACCAGAATGACGGGGGTGACGTTAGAAGGGGATGTCGTTTTCTTCCGATGCGTATGACGGGGGTGGCGCTTGTGAGGTGTGGGAGGATTGGGGTGGAGGGGATGACTGTGAGGAAGATTGGGAGGCATTGCGGTCTCCGGAGGGTAGGAACTGGATGTTCTCTCCGATGATCTTCATCTTGGTGCGCTTCTTGCCGGTGTCTTTATCATCCCAGGACTCCATCTGGAGGCGGCCCTCTACGAAGATGCCGCGGCCTTTGGCTAGGTATTTGTGGGCAAGCTCCGCTGTCTTTCCCCATAGGGTGCAATCGACAAAGGTGGTCTCGTCCTGACGGTTCCCGGAATCGTCTTTCCAGGAGCGGTTGATGGCGATGGATATGTCCGCTACGGCAGTGCCGCGCGGGGTGTAGCGGAGTTCGATGTCACGGGTGATATTGCCCATGAGGAGGACTTTGTTTAGTGAGGCCATGGTGTGTGGTGGTTGGTGGTTGGTGGTTGTGTGTGTCTGGTTATTTTCAGTTAGCAGATGGATCGGCGGGTGGGTCTGGAAGGCGGGGGTGGTGGATGGGGGGAGGCATGAAGCGGGAAGCTTCGGAGATTTCCTTTAATGCGTCTGCAAGCATGGATGGTTCTCCGTAGAGACCGGGGATTTCTATCATGGTGGGTGAATTGGCACGGCGGGAGCAGGAGGCTACGACGATTCCATGGTCATCATAGACATCGAGCTTCCAAACAAGGCGTGTGGGCGGATTGTTCATCGGGATGTGTTCTCGGGGAATACAATGGAGGCGGCGAGGATGAGAAGTGCGCCAAGGGCGAGGCCGAATGATATGGCGATGGTTTTTTTCAGCGGGGTGTTGTTGTTGTTGTTGTCGGTGGTGTTCATGGTGGTGTGATGGGTTGTTCGTTGGGTGATGGCTCGCTTCCTTTCACTGCGGCGAGGGCTTGTTGCGCCATCTGGATGGACTTCGGAACCCTGCCGTCGATAGAGCAGGTGGAATCGACAATCTCTTGTAGTGCGATCGTGAGTAGTTCCCGGTGCATGGTTAGCTGGGTGACTTTGCCTTTCTCTTTGCCGAGTGCTTGCTGTGCATCGTAGAGATCATCTTTGGTAGTCCGGAAGTAGGTCCGCGTGAAGTCGTGAGCTTTCTGCTTCTGGTCGAGTTTTACTCGGGCTTGGCCAAGATCATTCTTCAATTCCTCAAATGACTCGAAAAACATATTAGCTACATAATCCTCGCTTGGATCGCTGCCTGGAGGGAGTATTTTGGATGCTCCGGATTCCCAACGTGCGAGCTTTTCAAGAGCCATGGCAAGTTCTCGTTCGAGGTCGCTGATACGTTCGATAGCAGCGTCAACAACCGGTTTGTCGCAGATGTGACATTCGTTCATGCCTTCGTGATGCAGATGCTCAGGAGTGAGTAAATCTGCTAGATGCCTCCACTTGGCCCGGTTGACCGTGAGAGTCATCAGCGGTGGGTCGTTATCGGTCCTCGGCGTTGGGTGCTCGCTTGGGGCGGGTGCGGCCCAAGGTGGAGGTCCGTAGATTTCATGTATTGCGCGGTCGTAGTCGGTGTTTAACGCTTCGATGGCTCGGCTTGTAGAAGACTGGTCGGTATTATTCATTGTGTCAGTTTGGCGTGTGAGCTGGAAAAGGGATCGGACCTTCCCCGCTCATTGTGGTTAGAGCTTCAAGCCGTCAGCGGTCGGCTCGATTGATGGTGATTCCGGATTGTAGCTTTGCGGGTAAGGATTCGGAGATGAGCCCGGTTCCTCTTCATTGATCGCCTTGAGGTCCATGCCGAGCCACATGATGGCTTCCTGGATCTTGGTGACGGCGAGAGAGCGCTCACGGCTGCTCCGGTGGCCAGGTGGATACGATTTGCCTTTCGGCGCATCGGGATTGAATTGCGGGCTGCTGGCCTGCTTGAGTTTGGAAAGAACTTCATCGAGGTCTTTCCGGAATTGTTTGGTATCACTGATTGCCGTGAACGGCGGTGTTGTATTGTCCATTGTGTTTTGTGGTTATGCCTTGTGGGCGAAGAATCTCTTGTGGCGGCCGTCTCCCTTGGAAGAGAAGCGGATGCGGACGAGCTGGCCCGCATCGTCGCGGAAAGTGTGGAGGGTGCCTCGCTTGGTGGCGTGGCGCTTGAGAAGGAGGCCCATCTTCGAGGTGCCCTTGCCATCGAGGAAGAAGGTGTGGATGGCCTGGTGCCCTGCTTCCGGACGTAGTGCGCGAACCTCCTCCTTGCCTGATAGATTCCACGGGAACATGCCAAACTCCCAACAGAAGTGGACGAGTTCTTGGAAGGTGAAGTCGTGCTGCTGGCGCTGGTGGAGGATCTTGACGAGGGTGAGGATGTCGTCCATCTCGGTATCGCCCGCGTTGTCGAGCTGGGGACGCTCAAGCATGTCTCCAAACATGGCAAACTCTACCATGCCGCCGATGACCTGGCCCCATGTCTCGAAGCCAAGGCGGGTCTTGTGGATGTCTGCAAGCGGGCGGCCTGCGTGGTCCCAATGGCGGACGATGGCCCAAAGACAGGAGAGGATGTGACGGCGATTCTCGGGCTTGGATAGCCAAACGTCATTGATGAGATTTTCCGGCTTGGTGCGGGACTGGACATCAGACTCTTCAACGTAGAGGTCGCATGTGAGGCAGCGGTGCATGATGTCCGTGCCGACGTTCACGTTGTTTCCGGTGATGAAGATGATGGTGTTGTTCTCCGCAACGAAGGTCTCCGAGCGGCCAAGGATGCGGCCCGTCCAGAGGGGGGCGGTGAAGAGACCTTCCAGCTTGTCCGAGGCGATGAAGGAGCGGACATTGTCGAAGCAAATGTAGGGGGATGCGGCGAGGATTTCGGAATCGAGGATCTTGGTCATGGCTTCCTCGTCCTCCCGCCAGCCCTGGCCCTTGAAGGTGCCATAGACGGGGGCGGTGGAGATTTTGACGAGGAGGGTTTTCCCGGAGCGCTGGGAGTTCGCGTTCATGATGAAGCCCATGCGGGAGGCTTCCTTGGGGACGCAGTTCGCGGCGAAAAGAGCGAGCATGGAGCCGATCTGAACGGATAGGCTGCGGGAGAGGCGGTAAGTGCGCGGTTTCCCGTCCTTATCTAACCTGTAAAGCGGATCTGTCTCGGAGGGGGTGATGGGTTCTGTCCAATCGTTGAAGGGGAATTGGGAATAGAGGTCGTAGAGATCCCAGAATGAGTCGGCAATGGTCATGGAATCATCGAAGTAGCCATCCGATGTGACGGGGCCTGTGATGATGGGGCGGGATGGGTCCGGTGGCTGTGGGGTGATGTTACCCTCGAAGACGTAGGTGCCGGTGGATGGATCGTAGCCAGGTGAGCAAAGGATGAGCGCGCCTTGCTCGGTGATGATGGGGACGGGCGATGGATAGACGCGGTGGATCATGGGAAGCTCGGCTATGAACTCGGGGGACGAGAGGCAGAGCTTGGCGGTGGACTCTGTCATGTCGCGGATTTCCTGATAGGGATTCCCATCGCGGTCAGTCTTGGTCTTGTAGCCGACGAAGTATTGCTCGCTCCATGAGACGAAGGCGGCGGGTGACATTTCCGATAGGCGGCCCTCGAACGGGTGCATGGGGACGGTGGCCCTGCGGTAGAGGTCTGAGCCGGATGTCTTGAGGACGTGGGCGACATCGGTATTGAATGATCTTTGCAGCTCATTGGCTCCCGGAAGTGGTATCTTCGGGAGCGCTCCAAAGCGTGCGGCGGCAGGACCGGATAGCTTTTGGAGAATGGGTGATTTCTTGCTGCTGCGTGCGCGCGGCATGGCGGTGTGTAGGTAGGTAGGATGGGAAAGGGATCATGGGAAAATCATGCGACAAGCGGGAGGTCCGGCGTGTGGGATGGGTGGTCCCGTGCGGCGATGTAGGTTGTCCATGCCAGCGACAAATCATGATAGAGTTCTTCCGGCACCTTGGACTTCCTCCAATGGCGGTCCCAATCCCGCAGGGGGCGGCGGCCCTTGGGGCGTGCGCGATCGCGCAGGATGTAGGTGGCGGCGCGGCCAATGGAATCGGGAGCGGATGTGTGATCCTTGCACCATTGCAGGAAGGTAGGGCCGCGACCCTTGCGCAAGGGCATGAGGGGAAGGAGGTGAGACATGAGGACATCGCGGTCCAGGGAACCTTGCTTGACGAGGTCATTGAAGTCGTGCTTGTGCTCGGTGGGCCAGAAGGCGACGACATCGCTAACCAGTGTGTGGAGACGGGCGAGAATGCCGTTTTCCTCGAACCAACCGGCACCGGCTCCGTCAGCATCGGCAATGGCGAAGAGGCGGGCCTTGGGATTGAGTGAGTGGGCGAGGAGCTTGGACCCGGATGTGGAGCCACGCAGGCCGATGATGCAGACTGGTGGCCATTTCTCGCGCTTGTGCCAGCCCATGATGGAAACAAGGGCGAGGGCATCCCACTGGCCTTCCAGGAGGAAGATGTAATCCGCTGTGGAGGGATCGCCGATGATGAATGGCCATGCTCCGCGTTTCTTGGGATCGAAATTCCACGACGCCTTGCCGTCTCTGCCGTGGTGTCCCTTCGATCCGGGGGCGAGGCGGATGTGAACGGATACGGGGAGTAGGCCCTTGGGCGAGGGCATTTCCACAAGGAATGCCTCGCGGGGAATATCCCACCAGATGTAAAGGCCCATGAGCCCGCGGGAAGCCGCCCAGCGGATGCAGGCGGGATCTATGCCGCGCCAGTCTGCAATGCGCTGGACCTCGACATCGGCACGTTGGAGGCGTTCACAGGCTTGGTGCCAGCGATCGAGCTGTGAGCCCGTCATGGGCTCTATGGGCTCGTCCTTGGCTGCGGCAGGCTTCGCCTTGGGGGTGTAGCCGTCGTTGACCGGAGATATGCCGTGCGATGAGGCGAGTCGGGCCAGCGTTTCCTGCAAGGATGTGCCCCATGTTTTCTGATGGAAGTCGATGGCATCCCCTGCCTCTCCGCAGCCGAAGCAGTGGAAGCGCCCTGCATCGTCATCGATCATGCACGATGGGGTGTCTTCCTCATGGAACGGGCAACAGGCGAAACGTGCGCTACCCGAGCGGCGGACGCTGTGGCCGGCGCGCTCGAAAAGGGCAGAGATCGAAGGAAGTGAATCCTTGATGCGGGCGATGTCGTATTTCATAGCCCTTGCGCAAGGGTGAGGGGTTCTCTCCGCTCTCCGGAGGCGTAATCCTTGCCAGTGAGGAGGTGATCGACCGGCATGAAGAGGAAGCGCATACACGCGTCGATGTCTCGATCAATGCGGCGGCGGATGCCTTCGAGGACTTCCGCCCACTGGAGCAGCCAAGTGAAGCGGGCATCGCAGACTGGATCGTATGACAGGCCAAGGTTGGATTTGTAGGCAAGCTCGTCAGCAGCAGCGCGGTAAATGCGCTCACGGATGCTCATGGGATCGAGCTTTTGGCGGTGGATCGAGGGTGATAGGCCGTCGTCCAACTCGCGCACCAAACGGGTGAGCGGGGAGGTATCAGAGGTCATTTGGAACCTCCTTTGCTACGCTGTTTGCTACGCTCGGGCGTAACTCGTTGAAAATCAACTGGCGGAACGGGAGGGATTCGAACCCTCGGCACAATTTGGCATTGTAATCATTGGAAAAACGCAGATAAAACAGGATAAAATAAGATATGATTTGACTTGGTTTGCTACGCTGTGCAACGGTCACTCCATGGCCAGCTATTTCAAAAGGGTTGATTCTCCTTTTTATTGGATACGATTCAAGAAGCTCGGTGGAGGCTGGGGACAGAGATCGTCCGGCGTGGATGTCGAGTCTCCTGGGGCTCTCCGGACGATTCATCAGTTGGTGGCCGATGAAACGGCAAAGGAAGAGGTTAATGAGCAGGATAATGGGTCGGCGATGTTCCGGCATTGGGTGCCTGCTTGGATGGTGTATCGCTACCAGAATCCTTGGTCGAAAAAGAGGTGTCAGAATGCTTGGGCTCATTGGTCGGTGTTTTTAAGTGAAAAGAAATTGGTTCACCCTGCTCAAATGTCTTATGCGATCGCTCACGAATACATCCGATGGAGGACGCAGCCGAAGAGTGATTCGGGAAGGCGTAAGGCGGCATGGAACACGGCCATAATGGAGACCCGTTTCATGGCCGCTGTGATGCAGGAGTCGTTGAGAAGAGGATGGATTCTTGCTAATCCATGTTCGCGGCTTGGCTTGTCCAAGCGCCAGGGTAAGGAGAAAAGGGCAATCACTCGGGAGGAAGAGAAAATCATTTTCAATGCTCTGAGAACGAGGAAGCTGGCTAAATGGATGGAAGAGTGCTTCCTCGTTGCTATGCGCCAAGGCTGTCGCTTAAAGGAGGTCGAGGTTCCACTAACGCAGATAGACACTAACACAATGGTCATTATGTTCAATGTGAAGGGTGGAAAGCAACACACGGCTCCTTTGCACAAGGATTTATTACCATTGGTAAAAAAGGCGAGGAAGGAGAAGCGCGATGTTTTAGTTAGTCTTCCGCAGCAGCCTTCTCCAAGATGGGGTGAGTTTTTCAAAAGCATTGGATTGGATGATCTGTGTTTCCACTGCACGCGAGTAACGGTGGTTACACGGCTTTGCGAAGCTGGTTTTTCCGAGAGTCAGACAATGGCTTACGTTGGGCACGCGTCGGAGGCCGTCCATGCGATTTATCGGAAGATGCGGCCGACTGCTCTGGCGACTTTGGGCGACGCTTTGTAGCCAGGACTCCAAAAGGTTCGCATTCTTCAATGAAGGTTCGGGCCATGCGAATGGAGGCTTTCCCTCCGGGCATGGAAAAGCCGTTCCATTTCATGGTTGAAATGTAATCGGGGGAAACTCCGAGTTCGTTGGCGAGGTCTTTCGCGGTTCTCATTCGATTGAGATACCTTTCGAGTTCGATTTGCGGGGATGGTTCATCCGTCATATTCTTCGGTGCTGAGTGATTGTTCGATGGTGGCAGCAAGGGAAATCATTGGTGTTAGCAGATCGAGTAATGCCTTGCGCTCGGGGGCGGGTAGTCTTGATATTTTTTCGGGGCCTCCCATTTCCCTTTCCCATTGCTGCATTTTGAAAATGGCTCCTTGGATGGTGTTGATTCCTGATCCTTGCCCTGAGTTTGCTGAAATTTGTGATGTGTGGAGGATCTTCCCGGCTTCAATGGATCTTTTCAATTCGAGGGACGATAGTTTTTCTCTTTCAGCGATCGATGCCCATCTTTCGCGTTCGCGGTCGTTGTCGATCTTTGACAGAACAAAGTAGTGTTCGCTATTGAGCTTGTGCTTTTCCCTGAAGTTGAGGGTGAGTTGTCCGATGGAATCGGCTCTGGTTACATCGGCCAGATCGAATTCTGCCTGTTCAAGCGCAATGGCTACTTGGGCGACTCCGAACTTTTCCCTTCCGTAGTTGATGTGATCGGCAAGAACGCAATGGAATGCCGATTTGACACTGTGAATGGTTTTCAGAAGGTTGGTCCATTGCTCGTATGATATTTCACCATCGATTTTAAGACCGTGGGGTGAGCAACGGATGTTCTGTCCGCTTGCTAGAATGATAGATGTGGAGATGTCGTTCATGTTAATTGTTTGATGGGTTTGGATTTTTTCTGAGTTTTTCCAGTAATGCGGTGGCGGTTGACGCTTTGATTTTTTGCGCTCTCCAATGCCGGTTCTTTCCAACTTGGGAATAGACCTCACAGGCTTTCTCGCTTTTCTGGTGGGCAGATGGCATCAGGTCTAGCGATTTTTGCCATGCTCTAACTACCTTTGATATTGCGGATGCCGATATGTGATTTTGTCTCGCATACTCCCGTTGGCAGGGTAGTCCGTTTAGAGCGGCGAGGTTAGCGGCAAAGGCCAGTCCTGCGCTGTTGAGTTTGGGGTTTTTAGATGAAAGAAGCCCCCCAACGATGACTTGGAGATAATTGGCTTTTTCTCTTCGGGTGGCGTTTTCTACTTCGGTGGTGTGCCATTGAATAATGGCCGCGGCTTGCTTGGGTGTGATTCCAAATCGATCCGCGAGATCATCTTCGGGTTTATCGAAGATGTCAGCCATGTCGGTTTCGCATTTTGCTAGAGAAGAGTCCGCTATGTCTGAAATTGTGAATGGGGAGTGTCCTCCTACTTCTGTTGAATCTTCTGGAGGAGCTTCCAGGTTCATTTCGCGCATTGCTGCGCGGGTTTCTGGTTTCATCGAAGCCAGCCACTCGGTATGAGCTTTTTTTGCTCTAGCTTGTAAGGATCTCGCGTGATCCTCGTATGTAGAGCCAACCCTTGTGCAAGGGTTTTCATGCTGCTGAGTTTTCATATTGCGAGGCTCGCGATGTGAATTCTTGTTCAAGAGTGGCCCATTCGATTGCTTCTTCTGGGCTGGCCGATGTAGCCGTACGCATTGCTCGAAGGAAATCGAGCACCTGGCGTAAGACTTGAGATTTTGCAGGCTGCCGACCTGTTATTTCTGGAGTTTGTAAGATTGCCGTTGGCATAAACATCAAATATAGGGAAAAATGCCAATATCCAATAAAAATATCAGCTTATTAAAAAAACTTGCATAAATCCTAAAAGTTGGCATTTTTGCCTCCTTAAAAAAAGAGTTATGAAATTCTCAAACTACATCAAATATCTCGTTGATACTGAAAAGTATCGACTTGGCGCATTGGCGAAAAATTCAGGAATCCATGCTTCGGATTTGTCAAAAATACTAAATCAAAAAAGGTCATGCGGTTTGAAAATGGCTATTAAAATCATTGAAGGGTTGGGAGAAGAGCATCAATCCCAGGCTCTTGCTTTGTGGCTTGCGGATCAAGTTCCGCCTCAGTTTCAGCATTTGATTCACATTGTCCGATCTGAGTCGTCGGTAGTGAGAGAAGCGATCCCTGATATACGAACTATCGAAGGCTCTATAATGATTTTGGAGAAGCAGTCAGAGACCAATGAATCCCTGCGAACTGTTTTGCTTAACCTTGCAATGGCGTTCACTCAGAATTCTAAGAAGACCTCATAGCGTCTCCCCGCACCCCTCTTTAGGTCGATACTGACCCCCGCCCGACCTTCGCAGACCCTTGTTTGCGAAGGTCTTTCTTTATCAATGTGTTCTGACTTTTTGGTATTAGGTGGAAAGGGTAGGCATGGGTTTCCGGTGCTAATATGAAAATTCCAAAAGGTTCGGTTGTGGGTGTATGTCTCGTTTTTTGGTGGATAGTGGAAAACCTATGCCTACCCATGCAACCTTGTCTCATGCTTATTTAAGTGCCTGAAAAAACATCCACCACCGTAAAAGGAATCTATTTATTATCAATGAGTTGCAGGTTGCGTAGCATATCGAAGTATCGCTATGCGGGGTGGTTTTTTGGATGTCTCAGGTTTGGCGTGGACCCCCGCCCGAACCCTTGCAGTGGGGCATCCGAGGGGCGATGTCGCGTTGACAGTGGCGGTGGAGCATGGAGGAAGTGCAGCCAGAATTGCCGGTTTCAGAGGCATCGGAGGTGGCGGCGGCTGAGGAACGGCTGTCGCAGTGGGCGAAGAATCAGACCGAATTGGCGGCAGAGCTGGGGTGCGATCGCAAGACAATCCAGCGGTGGCTGAAGGCCGGAGACCCTGATTGTCCAGGGCATACGAGCGATGGGCGTTACAACGTGTCATTGTGGAAGATTTGGGTGGAGACGAAGGGGAAGAAGGTGCGGGCTGCGGTGAAGGGCCGTGACAAGGGGGCGCTGGAGGTTGAAAACATGCGGCTCCGCAACGAGAAGCTGGAGATCGAGAACCTTTTGAGGCGCGGCGAGCTGCTGCATGTGGATGAGGTTTCATCGATCCTGACCGAGATGGTGGGCGCTTTTGTGCGGAAGGTCCGGGGGATGAAGCACACGCTGCCGAACTCGGTGGTGGGAGTTTCGGTGCCGGAAGCGACGAAGCGGGTGGACCGTGAAGCGGTGGAGGCCCTTTCGGAGCTGGCGCTCGGGGATTGGGCAAAAAAAAAACCGTTTTGGTCGAGCGTTTATGTGCTGCTGCAAGACCTTCAACGGACACACAGCCTTGGAAGTGGGCTGAAAGACACGTAATCAATCCGGTCGATAACAGCCGGTGGTCGTCGGAAGACTCGGTTTTCCTGCGGCAGATCATGGAGGATTTTGCCGATCCGGAGGTGAACGAGATCACGGTGATCTGTTCGGCGCAGAGTGCGAAAACGCTGACGCTGCTGGCGCTGTTGGCGTGGTTGCTGGTGGAAGATCCGGGGCCCGTGTTGTGGGTGACTTCTAAACTGGGCGAGGCGAAGAAGATTTCCAAGGGGCGGGTGCTGCCGCTGCTGGAGAAGTGCGCGCCGGTGGCGGAAAGGATGCCGACCAGCCGGATGTTCAAGACGACGCTGGAAATTTACTTTCCGGGTTCGCCGCTGGTGTTGACTGGTGCGGAGAGTCCTGCCTCGCTGCAATCGACGCCGTTCCGGTATGTGATTCTGGACGAGGCGCGGAGCTATCCGCCGGGGGCGCTTGAGATGGTGAGCAAGCGATTCCGCTCGTTCACGCACAATTACAAGAAGGTCATCATCACGACGCCGGACAAGGAAGGCGACGCGGTGCACCGGGCGTTTTTGGCTGGGCACCAAGCGCATTGGGAGGTGCCTTGCCCGAAATGCGGGCACTGGCATGAGATGGCTTGGGGAGACAGGAAGACGGCCGGCGGCATGAAGTGGGAGAAGAATGAGGAAACCTACGACGAGCAGAAGAAAGCCTACCGCTACGACAAGGTGAAGGAGACCATGCGGTACCACTGCTGGAATCCGGATTGCGACCATGTGACGAAGGACACGACGCCGGAGCGGAAATACATCAGCACACAGGGGAAGTGGGTGCCGCGGAATCCGGACGCGCCATCCAACAACAAGAGCTATACTTGGAACGCGCTGTTGCCGTGGTGGCCGAGCTGGTATGACCAGGTGGTAGAGTTTTTACAGGCAACGAAGGCATTGGAGTGGGGCGATTGGTTCGCGCTGAAGGATCACACCAACGAGACGCGGGGAGAAGTGTGGACCGACCGCTTGAGGTTCGGGGATGACGACAAGTATCTGGCGGCGCGGGTGGTGGAGTATGATCCGATCCTGCCGTGGGAGCAGGAGGTGAGAAGGTTCATGACGGTGGACGTCCAGGGTGCGGGTGGTAGGCACTTCTGGTACGTGATCCGTGCGTGGGGTGCGGGTGCGAAAAGCCGGTTGCTGGCGTATGGCAAGGCGTGGTCCTGGGAGGAGCTTTCCAGTAAGGCAACGGAATGGAACGTAGATCCGGACAATCTGGTGATCGACTCGGGGCAATGGGCTCCCGAAGTGTATCAGAAGGTGATCGATTCCGGCTACCGATGGAAGGCATTCAAGGGGGACGACAAGGATGGCTTCAAGATCGGTGGCAAGAAGTGGCTTTACCAAAAATCACTGGTGGACCCGACGCTGGGCAAGGTGAAGGACCGGACGATTCGGGACATCGAGCTTTACCTGTGGGCGAAGTATGGAGTCATCGAGCGGTTGTATGCCATGCTTCACGGAGCGATGGGGCAGTGGGAAATCTTCCCGGGTACCGGAGAGGATTACAACTTGCAGGTGCCGGTGTGGGACAGGCGATCGCGCATCATGCGGCACGGGGGAGAAATGCTGGAGTGGTTCCAGAAGCGCAAGGAAGACCATTTATCCGACTGCGAGCAGATGCAGGTGGTGGCCGCCGCGGCTACGGGTTTGCTCCACATGCCCGAAGAGCTGGAATTGTGGAACGCTCAGAATTCCAAGGCTGAAGGTTGAGCCCTTGTGCAAGGGTCACGGTTCCTTGTAGAGCGAAAAGTGGCGCACCGATAGGTTCCCTTCTTCTTCGGTGCCGTCCCGCATGGAGGTGATGTACCAAGGTGACTCCACACCGTAGAATTTCTCGATGGCGATTTCCATCATATCGATGGTGTGGTGGGTAAAGGTATCACCGGAGGCGAGGTAGCGCAGGATGGGTGCGGGTGGAGTGACCCGGGTACAGTCTTCCCACTGTTCTTTGGGGGTGGCCGAGAGGTCTTCCGGTTGTTCGATGTCGGAATAGTCTTCATCCGGATCGATGCCGAGGGCGACGAGCAGCCCACGGAAGTCCTGTTCTGTGATGATGCGTTTCGGGTTCATTTGGATTTTTTGCGCTCCTCGATGAGTTTCTGTTTGAGGCGTGCCTTGGCAAGCGCAAAGTCGAAGACGGGATCAAATTCCATGCCGGTTTTGGCGAGGGCGAGATCGGCAGCGGTGACTTTGGGGCCGACGATGGGAGGATGCCACTCGCGGAAGCGTTGTTGCGACCAGCCGAGGCGTTTGCGGATGGCGGGCCAGGTGGCTTCGAGGGTGGACTCGTCAGTGTGGGGGCCGGAGGCTTTGAAGGTGTCGAAGGCGGCGGCGAGAAGCAGCTCGGGATCGATGTCGTCCACGGTTTCTGGGAAGAGGCGGCCGTCGAGCATGAGTTGGGCGGTGTCCGATTTATCGGAGAAGAGGTCTTTCATCCGTTCATCGATCGAGCCGGATGTGATGATGGGATAGATGGTGACGGGGCGCGGGGAATTGAGACGCCAGATGCGATCGATGAATTGGGCGAAGACATCGTAGGCCCACGGGTAGCCTACGGCGATGAGGTGAGCACAATTTTCGAACGAATGGCCGCGTCCCATGGCCTCGTAGGAGGCGATGAGGGTGGATGCTTGGCCGCGTTTGAAGGCGGCGGCGAGGAGGCCGCGAGTTTCGGGGTTGGTGGAGCCATCGAGGAGCATGGATTCCACTTGGGCTTCCTGGAGGAGACGGTGGAGGGTTTGATTGAAGTGGGAAAACGGCGATCCGACCATGATTTGCTCACCGTTGTCGAGCAGATCGGAGATGAGGCCGAGGACGGTGGCGAGCTTGGGTGTCCAAGGCGTCCAGGATCGGCGTCGTTGGGGGTGGGCATTGGAAATCACATCAGCGAGGCTCGGAGAGTCCGGGCAAAGGGCGGCGATCCGGAGATTGGTGAGCTGCATTCCGATGGCTGTGAGGGTGGAAACGCGGAGATTGGGTTGTCCGGCTGGTGAGGTGGGGCGGAAGTCGAGGTGTTCTTTGTACACCGTGGCTTGGGCTGTGCCCATGGAGCACTCGATGGGGCGGACGGTTTTGGGTTGGATGGCTTCTCCGCAGTCTGACTTGCGGCAGCGGAGGACGACGGGGGCGAGCAAACGCCACAAGCGCTGGACATTGCAGACGCGGGCGGTGGTTTTTTGGACGCGGACAGAGGATCGGCGGCGGTTTTCGAGCGCGGCCTTGTCTTCTTCTCGGGTGAGGTAGCGATCGATTTCGAGGTGTTGGCGGGCGAATTGTTCCTTGCCATCTGGACCGTATGGCCAGCGGGCGGTGGGCATGGGGTGGCCGCCGGCTGCCCACCATGCGAGGGTGAAGATGGATTCCATGCGGTTTTTAGCGGGGGTGCCGGTCATGAGCAGGCGGAATTCCGGATTGAGCAGGGTGACGCCCTTGGTGGTTTTGGAGTCTCCTTGGATGGCGGTGGCCTCGTCCAAGACGATGCAGTCGAAGCCAGCGCCGCGGCCTTCGAGCTGCTTGAGTTCACGGACGAGGCTGGGTTTCCAGACGCAGGTGATGCCGTTGCGCTCACTGCCGACTCCGCGCATGTATTGGGAAAAATCCGGCTTGTGACCGAGCAGGCGGGAGAGGGCGTATTCCTTGGCGAGAGTGCGGGCCTCGATGAGACGTTGGCGCTCGCGGTGGCGGGGGACGATTTTGCCCTTGCTGTCCACTTCCGGTTCCCACTCGTCCGCACCGTTGCGGGTGAGTGCCTCGTAGCCTACGAGGTAGAATTTGGGGAGTTGCCCCTTGCGCAAGGGTTTGGCGGGAGAATCGATGCGATGGCGGCGAACGTCATCCATGTCCTTGATGGTGGGCAGGGGGATGCCGAAGAATTTGGCTGCGGTCTCACGGAGTTGGGAGTGGAGATCCACCGGAGCGGCTAGTAACACGCGCCGTGCCCGCCAGAGGTAGGGGATGCAGAATCCGGCGAAGGATTTTCCGGTGCCTTGCTCATGGGCGAGGATGAGGCCATTGACGAGGGCGGCGCGGGCGTAATGGTCACGTTGGAATGGTTTGAGACGCATGGCGATGGGATGAAGGCGTGGGTGGTGACGGGTGGGGAAAGGGTAAGTTCTTTGAAGATGCAGAGGGTGCGGGTGGACTATCCGGAAGGCTCAAGGCGGGCGATGATGGCCTTGGCATCGCAATGCAGTAGAGGGCCGAGCATTTTGTGATTTTCCCATTGCCACACTGCGAATTTGAGGATTTGAAGAAGTTCCCGAGACGCGGCGAGCAAGTGGGCATCCTCGATGGTGCCTTCCTCGATGCGGGCGATGAAGCGGTTTTGAGGCGCGGGGCCGAGGATGTGGATGGGATCGCCGGGGCTGAGTTGTTGGACAGTGAATGAGCCGGAGATGGTGGGTGTGGGCGTGGTGCTCATGGCTGGTGAAGGATGGTGAGTTCTTCCCACGGAAGGACGTGGCCGATGGTGGGACCTTCTTCATTGTGGCCGAGCAGGGTGAAGCAGACGGTGGAGCGGCCGTCTTTCATGTTGCGGACGATTTTGCCGATGCCGTTCTTTTCCTCTTTTCCTATCTGGTGGACGTAAGCTCCGAGGGGTGGTTCCTGGAGGTTGTGGGTCTTTGC